CAGATTTGAACTAGCCGACGTTCGGGTTATGGATTTAGGGTCGTAGTCCCATAAATTCTTGTGTATGAGCGATGTCGAAGCAGCTTCACTAACAGTTTTGAGAGTGCTTTCTACTTGTGACGACATCCATTTCTTCACAAACATACCAACCAATGTCGTTCCACCTATGATTTTGACAACATCCTTATGTTCCTTTGTGAAACCAACAAGTTTATCTCTCCAGTCCATCATTCTATCATGGAATGTATCATAAATGGGATCAAGTTCCAATTCGATTGGATCTTCTACCTCCTCATCGTGTTCAGTACACAATGTTCTTAGACACATGTGTCGGTCGCACCATTCATCTTGATGGAACTTCAATATGGAATTAACCATATTATCCTCCTTCGCTATGTGCTCTAACATAACCTTAGCCATGTACTGTTGGAACTCTCTATAATTCACTACTGTACCATCATCGGTATCAGTTGGAGGTCTATGTTGAATCGGTCGTCTAATAAACTCGTTATTAATAAGACGTCCTCTAATGATCTTGAAATTCCACGGACACTCCTCAACCGAGCTAAATACATTATGGTCCTGATTAATAGCGATGGCCCCGAACTTGTCTTTAAATTCTGGTTTAAGAATAGGTTGAACGATGTAAGGGAACCTTCGCCATAAGGCATTAGGTTCAAAGTATATCGTTTGAGCATGCATCTTAATATCATTACTTGTGACAATCAGTAATTCTGCAGAAAATACAGTCTTACCTTTATCATCAACATCTGCCATAGGCAGAACGTAAGATACAGGATTAATCAGTCTAATCAAATCCATGAATTTAGCATCAGGTTGGACATTATCCCTAATGGCATTAGCATCATCTAATACAGCACACCATTGGGCGGGGTTATATCCACTATAGAATTTATCCGTTCCAGTAAGGATATAGCTACCACCATCAGCAGCACTCAATTCCTTATGCGCTATTGACTGGTATATCTTCTGAATAATACCTATGACACTCGACTTGCCAACATTTGGCGTAGAGTGAACCATCACAGTGAAGGGTGGGCGTCTGATTCCTATTGAATTAGCATACATAGATAACTTGGCAGCACTAGACTTCATATCTGAGATAGATCTCAATAATGCAGCCGTAGCAAAGCTATTCTTGTTAGGTAATCTAACTATAACCTCCTGCAACTTGTTACCTCTGATGATCATATCATCCAGAGCACTAACTGCAGCTAACAAACTACCATGAGGGTTACCAGGTATTCTCTTTTCGACAATAGCTGCGGCATTCTTAGTCTGCGCTAACAGTAATTGTGAATCTCTAAAATATTCAGCTAAATCATTGTTCTTAAAGATCTTTCCATAATCACCGCTTAATAACAAATGACCAGAATCATAGAAATGACAAACCAAATCTGCTACAGTATCAACTATTTGAGTTGGGGTGAACTTTCTACTATCCTTGAAGGATTTAAGATATTTAATAGCATAAGCATCGGAACCAACCACCCCTTTAAGAGGTATAATCAGTAACGAGGCAAATATCATAGTTAATGTCTCAAATAATTGGTTATCTAATGATGACCTAAAAGCACTATATACTTCTCTAGCTCCAGCTGCTACGGCTGAAGAACGATACTTGGCAAAAATATCTTGTAATTTAAGCACAAGTTTCTCTAACGAGCTAAATTGATC